CGTGAGCAGATCGCCACGCAGAAGGCTATCCACGTTGAAGCGCACCATGAGGTCACTCTCGCGCCCAAACATCTTCAGGTTCATCTCCTGCTCTGTCTGTTCGATCCAACGGCGCAGTGTGTGCTTTACATAGTGGATGTCCTGCTGCTCAACGTTGCTGAACGTACCCGTCGATAAATCCTGCAAGAACACAGGCGGCAGCGAATAGATGCGCGCAATCTGTTCAACGCAGAATTTCTGAAGCTCAATCAGCTGCATGTCCTCTGGCGAAAAGCCGACTGCCTTTAGCTCATGCCCAGATGGCAATGCCATCACTGGTCGGCCCTCTCGCGCCAATCTCGCCGTTGCCTGTGCAACGTCCTCAGATGCGCGCTGTGCGGCAGCACCTGATTGGAATGGCCCTTGCAACACAGCAGGTGGAATACCGCCAGACTGAAAGGCTTTGGAGGCATAACGGGTTGCCCCGATAGCCATGCCGATGATGTCTTTGTGGTGCATAATCGGACCACGAATATCGATCTGGTTATGCTTTAGCATGAAGGTCAGATCGATAACCTCTGAAGCCGAATAGACTTCCGTTCTCGCTCGGTAGCCGCGCCCAGCAAAGCCGTTTTCGTTCGTCTCATAGACGTGCAGGTTTGCTGTATCTAGCGGAACCAGATCAGTGACCACACCCGCACCATTGCGCACAATCAGCGTCACAGAGCGACCGCCAGTCAGCACCTGCTCAAAGATGTATTTACGCCAAGCAAAGGAGCTGAGCGTTGGATTGACCGCACGGTCTAGCCACGCACCAACACCATCGCGCACCCGCTGGTAGCCTGTGTCTTTACGACGGTGAACCTCAAGCGGCAGTGATGCCAAGGTGCCCGAGATGAAGTTTACCGCAGACCACACAGCAGGGACGCCAAGCGCGTTATCAACGTTGACAGTGACACCAGCGGCAGATGAGAAGTCACCCCACCCCATGATATGCAGAAAGTCATCTGCAGACACAGGAGCTTTTGGGTTTTCCAGCGCACGCTCTTCGGTCTTTATAAATCTGTCAAACATGCCCATACTGAACCTGCCTTTCGATGGAGAACGCTATGCGATGGATTGTTTTTTTTGCTTTAAGCTGGCTCGCTTTGCCATGCATGGCTTTAGAGCAGCTGGGCGATTTTAAAATTACAATAACTAAGACATATATCGATGCTATTTTTGCAATAATCGACAACACCCAAGAAGGTTATCGAATAAGATGCGCATTGTATAACGCTGACGGGACAGTCATTGGAGTAGAACAAACTTCCAGCGAGGAACTTGGCACAACAATATTTTTTGATCACGTCGATCCTGAAAAAGTCACCAGTTATAAGTGCATAAAACTTGAGTAGTTTCGCTCTTTTTTCTGAATACCGCTCTAGGAGAAGTTAGTTGCTTACAATTCTCATAATTATAGCCGTTTTGGTGCTTCTAATCCTCATCTGGCTGATACTGACGACCGATTTCGGACTTATCCTTTTAGGCTTTGGCGGCCTGTTTATTTTATTTTTGGCAGTAGGCTTTTATTTAACGAACTAACTATCGCCTTTACGTAAAATTAACCTACATCTTGGATAACGCCGTGGTTGGGAACCATTGGTACTAAACTGCCAGTTTAAATTCAGGGTCATCCCATGGACTGGTGGCACTAACGACTTCGTCGGCAGACATTGAACCTAGGGCCATACTTAATGCGACGAGGCCGTCTATTTTCGAGTAAGACTTCGCCTTGTTGAGCTTTCTATTACCAGCAGGGTCTGACTGAATTACGGCTCCAGCAGCGCACATGTTCAATATCGGGTTGCTGCCGTGACGAAGTTTGCGCTCCGCCACATATTGCTCCAACCGATCCACTGCCGGTGCCATGTCCTTAAACCCCTGACCAAATGGCTGCATCGGGATTTGCGCGCCGATATTATCCAGCTCACGCTTGAAGTCAGAGATCCGCCAGCGGTCATAGGCCAGTAGATGTAAATCGTATTCCTCTGCTACCTCTGCGACCGCCATTGCAATAACCTCTGGCTGAATCACAGGACCACTAATGGTCGTTAGGAACCCCTGCTCTGCCCAGATGTCCCACGGCACTTTCTCACTCTGCGCTTTATCCCTTAGCCCTTCCTCCGGCAGCCAAAAATGCGGCAGAATGTGGAACTCACCATCTTTAGGAAAAACCAAAACCAGCGCTGTCAAATCTCGGCTTGCAGAAAGGTCGAGGCCAGCGAAACAAATATCACCGGCCTCAAGTTGGGGAGAGGACGAATTAGCCTCCCACTCTGCCCGTGACAGAAAGGGCGACTGACTTTCAATCCGTTGGTTTAAGAACAACCAGCGGAAAGAATTGGCTTTAGCTGGCAGGCGATCTGCCTGCTCTGCAAAATCTTCTATATCCTGTAGCGATCTGAATTTACCCAGCGCAGGATTTGCTACTTTCCACGCTTCCTTATCCAGAATTTGGCAATCCTTGGGCGCGGTATAGAGATGCGAAATAATCCGCTGATCTTTTGCGTAAGCCGCGTCGTCCAGCCAGATACTGAAGAGGTCACCGTCCGTTGCAGCTTGCGTAGATATTGCAATAAGGAGTGGATCACGATGCGCCCCCTGTGCTGTTTCGACAGCTTCGATAAAGGCGTCGTGTGGGCCGCGTACCTGTCCGATTTCGTCCAAGATGGCTAAAGAAGGGCTTAGACCATGTGCGGTCCCACTCTCTGCTGATATTGCCTTGTATTCGACGTTGCAAATTAAACCGATCAACATTTTCTGGCTTGGCACAATTCGCACAATCTTTGATAGCTCAGGCGACAATCTGATCATTTTTTCAGCAAGTTTAAAAACCAGTGCTGCTTGATCGCGCGATCTTGCGCCGGAAATGATCTGGCTATTTTGCTTTGCCTCAGGTCCGACCAGGTGGGCTAACAATATAGCTGCGATCAGCGCTGACTTTCCGTTTTTGCGTGCCACCGAAAGGTACGCGCGGGACGTACCATGCGGGTTATCATAAACCTCCAACACAAACTTTCGCTGAAACGGCATCAGCTGCATTGGCTTTCCTACGTGTGCGCCTTCAGGGATCAAAACATAGCGTTCAATAAAGGCACATATCTTTTCGCCGCGCGTCATCTTCTGTAAACTTCCCTTAAAATGTTATGAAGAGGAGACCCGCGATGTCTTTGTTTCAGAAAAAAAGCCCAGAGCGTCAGCGCTTTAAATATAAAATCACCGAACACCATTATGATAAATTGGAGGATCGGGAACAAATGGACATAGAATTTGACAATTACGGGTTTCGTGGCTGGGAACTTATAAGCATGAACCCGGTGGAAACTTCTAACGGCGACCATTTGATGATAGCCTATTGGAAACTAGAAGCCACCGAGCATTATGAAGAATTTAAAGAACATCAGAGGATAAATAATAGAACATTAAAATACCCCGGTATCGGTAACTGGTAAGCCTTTTAATCAATCCCATCTATTAAACAGACGGCGCAAAAAGTAACTGCGCATCATGCTGATCACGGTAAAGACCCAGCCGATGGCAAAACTATCATAAACCGTGACTTGATACCCAAAGGCTGGCAGCACCAGTAGGTTTGCACCAACCGCGACTAGGAAGCCAACAACGACGTTGGTGACAGCCTCAAGCGCACTTCTTTGCCGCGACTGCATTTGCTAACTCATCAAAGGATTTGCCGCTCGCCTCATGGATTGCATCCCGGCCCGTGTATTCTTGCCATCGTTTTATCGTCACATCACAATAAACCGGATCAAGCTCCATCAAACGGGCACGACGCCCGTGCTTTTCGCAGGCGATGCCCGTTGTCCCGGATCCAGTGAAGCTGTCCAGCACCAGATCATCGCCCTTCGTATTATTGAGCATTTGATATTCAAAAAGCTCGACTGGCTTCATCGTCGGATGCTCGGCGCTGCGGCTGGGGCGATCAAAGTTCAAGATTGTCGTCTGCTTGCGATCAGCCGCCCAGAGATGCGCAGCGCCATCCTTCCAGCCGTAAAGGCAAGGCTCATGTTGCCAGTGATAATCTTGGCGTACCATCACCATGGATTGCTTGCGCCAGATCAGACATTGCCTAACGGTCCATTCAATATCGTGTGCCGCGCCTCGAAAGTTGTAACCTTCACTGTCGGCATGCCAGATGTAAAAGACCGCGCCGGCCTTCATTACAGCATCTGCTGCGCTATACGCATCCACTAAGAACTGACGAAAATCCCCATCGCTCATCTCGTCATTCTGAATGATCAGCGCGTCTTTTGTTTTGCCCACATAGGCCACGTTGTACGGCGGATCGGTGAGCCACATATCAACCAGCTGGTTTTCGCACAGCGCTTCTAAATCATCGATGCTGGTGCTGTCGCCGCACATCAAACGATGATTGCCCAGAACCCAAATGTCGCCCTTTACAGTAATCGGTTCGTCTGGTGCCTCTGGCACATGGTCGTCATCCGTAAGGCCTTCGTTCGGCTTCTTTAAAAGATCCACGAGCTCATCTTGGCTAAAGCCCATCAGCTCACCAAAATCTCCGGCTAAATCTTCCAGCTCAACCTTTAGCGCATCGATGTCCCAGTCCGCGTTCAGCGCCAGCTTATTGTCAGCAATAACCAATGCGCGCCGCTTGCGTTCATCAAGCCCAGTTACCTTGATTGCTGGCACTTCGCTCAGTTTCAGCTTCCGCGCCGCCATGAGCCGTCCATGCCCTGCGATAAGATTGCAATCATCATCAATCAGCACTGGATTGGTAAAACCAAACTCACGGATCGATGCCGCAATTTGCGCAACCTGATCGTCGGAATGCGTGCGGCTGTTTAGAGCGTAAGGGATAAGGTCATCGACCTTTACGATTGAGTGTTTGAAAAAATCCATTAGCATTTCCGTATGAAAAACATCTTACTTGCAATATTTGCGATATTGTTCGGCACAAACACTTTAGGCGCAGATACACATTCGACATTCAGAGATCGGGACGTGCGTTTCTGCAGCGCTCTATCAGTCACATTTGAAGGCAGGGATGCCGAGATTCTTGAAAACTGCCTTTACGAGGCACAAACAATACTTAACATTTATCCATGTGCAGAGGATGAAAGTATTTTCACCTGTCTATTTACCGCATGTAAAATTGAAGGGACGATTGAATCCTACACAAAAGAGCAACTGCAATGTTTAAGTAAACACTTGTGGGTAGATGATGCTCAGCTTCGTGAGGCAGCAGCAGCTTTGACCCAGAAAATTATTGAGGAAAAATCAAAATGACCGATCTATTTCAATGCGTAGGCATCGCGATCAGCCCTTCAACCCCGATGTTGTGAAGCAACGTGCGTGCTTGGGTTTCGTTTTTGGCTGAACCGTTAATCGTGCGAGGATCGCTCGACAACTGGTTCAATGACATGCTGCGGATTACAGCAAGCTGACGGCGCTCTAAATTATCAACCACAGCTAACAAAGGATTAGGGACGAGCGTGCCGCGTTTGTTTTGTATCAATACACCAGATCGGTCGAGCGTCGATTGATGCTCCCGAATATCCGCTTCCATACGCACGACCTTTGCCAGTAGGATCAGATCCATATCTCGCCAATCCTCGCGCGCGCGTGCGCGGGTGAACTGACCCCAAATAGTATGCTCGGCCTCTGATCTTAGCGTTACGCCCTCTGGCAAAGGCACATCGTCTATTGCACCCGCAAATCCTGCCACCGCAGAGGTCGCACTGTTCTTGTCAGACCGTTTTTTCATGTTTCACTTTCGATGTCAGGTTCGTGCAAGGTTGTTAGTG